AAGTTAGATTTGCAGTATCATACCAGTAGTCTGCGGTTACGGGGGAAGTTGGAGCGGTTGCGCCCCATTCTGGGTTGGTATAAGTAACCTCTGCGGTTGTTCCATTGCTTTGCAAGAAAACCCAGCCAAGTTTCATCAATGTGATTGTGTCATTGTTTGAAATTGTAACTCTGTGCTTTGGAGCTATTGCAGAATCATAAAAAAATCCACGCATGCAATATTTTAGATAATGGTTTGTCGTGTCAACTAATGCGAGAAAATATTCTGTGCCAACTTTAAAGGCTGCCCATTTTCCATTTAAAGAAGTGATTTCAGAGCCCTCGGTGTCGATTGCAAGTTGTTTTCGGTGTTCTTTTTCTCCCCAAAGCCTTGTGTCGTGTTGACCGCTTGCCGTTGTGTCATTTACAAGGCACGTGTTATTTGATGAAGGTGCTGCGGTTAAACTTGATAAAGTAATGTCAGCCGAAGCGGTGCAGGATACTCCATTTACGTCAAAAACCAAGTTTGTTGCTGTCGCTGAAATTGTCGCCGTAAGTGCCGCACCGTTTGGAACTAAAAACGCAGGCTGAGCCGAAGTTGATCGCACTTTTCCTGATACTATCGAATTTTGAGGGATTGAAATTGTTGTCGCATCTAAAGTTGTCCCGTCAACAACTACTGAGTCGGCCCTAACCGTTCCCCATGGGATTGCAACCGTTCCAAGATTTTGCCCTGCAGTTGCAACTCCGCTTGAATTTCTGCCAACAAAATCACCATTCATTGCCGAGTGAATGTCATTAAAAAATGTGTCGAGTATTGTCTCGCCGTTTGTTCTATTATTTAAAGTTCCTACTCCCATGAAGTCCCCCTGTAAAAGTTTTTAATCCAATACCGTACAGCCTAGTCTCGCTCCGCCAATATTTGCAATAACAAAAGGTGAACAAACTCCGCCCTCGCCCCCAATAGTTCCGTCGCCCAAAATTGCATAGCCAAGAATTGAATTGCCTGGCGCATTTATGACGTAATTGTCTATTTGTCGAAGTTTTAAAACGCTAGTAAAGTCCCTCGGAGTCTCTGCAATTTCTAAAATCTTAAAACCAAAATTCGGGTGTATTGCTACGCTTCCAAAAGTATATGGCAACGGAAATTCTGCATCTCCTATTTGGTTAATTCCCACAACTGGTAATTTTTTGCCCTCAATGGGTCTAATTCTCAAAGGATAATTTAACGAAACGCGCTCAAGCAATTTCATATTTTGGCTTAACGTGGTTGAAACCTTGACTTTTAATTCTATTCTCGGAGATTTAAAAGCCTCCACTAAGTTTGTTGCAATGTCTAATTCGGTCTCAACGTCTGTCACAAAATCTAGTTCGATTTTCTTTTGCCTAAATCCGTAAACGCCTGCAAAATCTTGATCGACATATTCTGTGTTATTTATTTTAAATGATGTAAATGCCCTGTGCAGTCCTGAATTATAGTCAGAAATTCCGATAACATTTTCCCTGCCCAGAATGTCTGAATGACCATAAAGATTGTGTATGCTAGTGGTTGTGTCCTCGTATCTATTTCTAACAATAATATCGTTTGAGTCGTTTATATATAAAATTGAGTTTGTGGCTATAAGTAAAAGATTAAGTTTTTCTTTGACTGACTTATTGTCAAACTTTGAGCCGTCATCAATGGCAAAATCGAAGTCTGGATTTATATCGGCAACATCTAGATTCAAAACGCTTGTAATTCTAGGTGTGTTTAAAATTTTATAAATGGCATCGCTTGCCATGCTTCCATTTGTAATGATGCTTGACGCAATTTTTGTTGTCCTTAAAACAGAATCAAGGCTTAAAACTTTAAAAGTGATTGCCTCTGAATCAACGTCTAACTTTGTAGCCTCTTCGTTTAAAAGACCCTTGAAGGTTATGGTTGAGTTTTCTGTTTCTGATGTAATTAAAAGCCCGTCACGCTCGAAAACGTATTCGCTAAAAACAATACGCACCTTGCATAAATCTCTGCTAGATTTAAAAATAGATCGCACGTCGTCTGATTCGTTAAAATAACCGTCTTTATTGTGTCCCTTTAAAGTAATATCAGAAAAGAAAAACAGGCCGACATCGTAGTCCGCAGAATCAAGGCTTTTTTTAATCGCTCCAATTCCCCCAATTTCAACCCTGTCGCTAACGTCAATCTCGTCAGAATAGGTGTTGTCATCAATAGACAAAATCGGAGTAAAAAAAACTTTATAGCGAAATTGTCCGGCCATTAGTCGATTGCTTCCTCTAGTTTCACGCTGAAATTAACTGGCCCCTTATACATATTGTTCATATAATCTAGTTTTATTGAGGCCATGACTTGAACCTGATAAACGTCTTGTAGTCTAAAGCCCTTTATTTGTTTTTTAAAATATTGAGATCCGTATCTGCCGCCACAAAGCCAAACAAGAAACGGGTTCTCCATGTCGTGAAGCTCCATCATTAAATCAATATCATCGCTTAGGCTGGCAGGGTAATTGTTGAACTTTAATTCTGTTTTGAAACTTTCTTCAGATTTAACAACTAACATTTTCCCTGACAGCATTTCTTTTTTTCTTAAATTTCTATCATGCTCGACCGCCGAAATAATTGGAAACCCGTCAAGTGTTCCGATTTCTTCGGTGAAAATTATTTGTGAGATATATTTTTGAGCATCAACTACCTGTGTTTTTGTAACTGTTAATTGAACCGATGTCGTGGTAACGGGAGTAAATTCATAATAAGATGTATTTTGTGCGAATGTTGTTTCTGTGATATTTGATTGACTTCCAGAGATTCCAACCACGCTCGCAAAATGAACGTAAGAACCTCCAGAAAAATACTTGACGTTAAAATCCTTCCAGTTGTGGTCAATTAAAAGCAATCTGTCGATTGTTATAGAGGCATTGAACGTGATTGTTATTACTTCGCTTGTCGTGTCATCGCTTGAAACAGATCGCCAAAAGGTAAAGCTGTTTTTGTCTATGGAATACAAGGCCGATGCGTCGCCCGAAGTTGCCATTATTTGAGTTCCGTCTGCATATAGATTTTTTGATTTTTTAAAAAATTTAATTCCGCCGCTTATTGCCATTTTACGCTTCCCTAATTATTCCCAAGGCTCTTGCCTCGACTTGTCTTGCAGTCAATACTTGCTCCGCCTCTGAGCCGTCAAAGCCAATTACTATTTGAGCCATGCCCCCCTGACCTTCGTCAGAGAATCCCTTGTTTGCATTTCTTCGATCTGCGACCGCCGTAACAACTTCATTATAATTTTTCCGCGGGACAACTAACTCGCCCCTTTGAAGCATGAATGGGACCGAATCAACGCCAGGGGTTCCGCCTTCAACCAAAGCTCCGTCTGCCGCTGCGTTAATTCGAGATATTTGCTCGGCTCCAAAAGCGACTGCCGCAATCGCACCGGCGACTCCAAGCGCTTGCCCAACAATTGGAATTACTGAAAACCCTGCATAGATATTCATTGCTGATTCTGCGGTTTTAATTGCCACGTTTGCTATCGCCGCAGCTTTTCCGATTCCTTTTAAAGTATTATTTGACGATGATTGAAACTGAGCCATTTCGCCAAAGGCTTGCTTTGTTCCTTGGAAAATCTCAGAGTGCATCATTCTGTATATTTCAGCATAGGCCGTTCCAAACTTTTGCTGATTTGATAAGTATTGATTATTTGCTTGGATTTGTTGTGCGTTTTTATCTGCAATAGCTTTTCGTCTGACTTGATCTTCTGTCATTATTTGGGATTGAAGTTGCGCCATGTTTTGTTCGCGAAACAGGGCTTTTTGTTCGTCGTCAAGGGCTTGAAATTCTGCATCTTTGGCAAGATATTGTTCGTTAATAACTGCCCTTTGCTCTGCATCAATCTGCTCTTGTTCTAACTCAAGCGCCCTTCTTTCTTCGGCGTTGCCTCTAATTATTTCAAGTTTTTGCTGATAAAGTGCCATTTCTTCGGCGTTTTGTGTTTCTGACATTGCCTTTAAAGTTGCGGCCTCTTGTTCTTTGATCGCAATTAACTCTTTGCTTTGACCTTCATTTTCCATGCGCATTGCTTCTCTGTGCGCTTTTTTTGATTCAATTTCTAGCCTTTGTTTTTCTGCCTCGACTTTTTGTGAATCCGTAGCCTTTGGAGCCGCTTTGTCTGTTTGAGATTCAAGCCTTCGTCGTCTTTCCATTAAATCTTCGAGTTGTGCTTTTAATTCAATGACCTCAGCTTTTGGGCCACCGCCTAAAAATGATCTGACCCCTTTGTCTGCCTGGGCTTGGAAATAGTTTAATTTTTTTGTTGTCTCAGCAATTTGAGCATCTAATTCTTTTAAAGGGTCAACGGGTTGTTTTGATTTCAAATAAAAATAAGTCAATGCAGTAGTCGCTGCGGTAATTGCCGCAATAGCAATTCCTATTGGTCCAGTTAATGCCGTGAATGACAAGCCGAGAGCTGCAAGCGTTGATGAAGCCGCCGACCATGCAAGCGTTGCCCCTGAAATTGTAGCAACTAATCCGGCAATGGCAGAGCCAGCAATCAAGGCCGTTGACGCAAGCCGGACAAGAGTTTCGTTTTCTTTAAATGCGTTTATCATCGAAACGGTTGCTTTTGTAATTTCAATAATTACGGGAGCGAGTTGTTTCCCGATTTCTGTTTGAAGGTTATCAACCGCATTTCCAAAAGTTTTTAAAGCCCCAATCCCTGAAACCTGAGCCTCTGCCTGTCCTCGAAATCTGTCCTCAGAAAATTTTAAAATGGCATTTAATTTTTCTTGCTGCGTTGCTGTTTCTGAAATCTGTAAACCATAACGGCCAAAGGCGTTCATTGAGCCCGCAACGGTTTTCCCAACCATTGAATAAGCCTGAACCGTATCAATGCCAAGCCCTGCGGATAAGTCTAAAATTGCTTTATTTAAGTCCTCGGTGATTTCTTTTTGCCCAAGAAAACTCTGCAAAACTGACTGACCCTTGATGATTACCTCATCTTGGACGCCTGTCATTTCTTCCATTTTGTCAGCGATAGCGGTATAACTTTTGACTACCGAATCTGATTCAATGCCTTGAGCTTTTAGGCTTGCCGTTAATGACCTGACAGCTTCGTCATTTTCTGCAAAAGATTTTGTTGCGAGTGCAATTTCTGCGGTTAATGCCGCCCATGCAACTGCGCTAATCTTTGCAACCGTCGCAAGTTTATCTTCTAAGCCAGACGTTGCGCCTTCGACTTCTTTTAGTGCGTCCTTAAACCCTTCGGAATCCCCGTTTATTTTTATCGTGACTGATTCAGCCATTTTTGCGCTCTTTAATCTTTCTCTGCATTGCCTCTTGCAATGCTCTGTCTAGATTGTCCTGCTCTTTTTGTGTTAATTCAATGGTTGTGTCATCGTCTCGCCATTCGTTTTTTAATTTCATGCCGTGCAATGATGCGTCTGTCGCTAGTTCAAAATGTTGACGTTTTCTTATCGCCGTTATTATTCCGTCAATCTGTCTTGGAGTTAGTCTTCCGATTTGCTCAATCGTCCAACCGTACTGATGCGCCATTAAGTCGATGATTTCTTCCCAACGGACTTTTGGAGCATTTTCTTGTTTTTTTTTATCTCATCTTGCATTGCTTTTTTAGCTTCGGGATTGGATTCTGCAATGGCTTGAGTCAATGCTGTCAAAATCTTAAGACCCTCGGCCTGTCCGCTAATTGCACTCAATAACTTCTCAGGCCCAGACATTCGTCTAGTAACCTGTTCGCCCGAATCGTCAATCTCTGTGATGTCCTCTGCTAAAAAGTCGGATTTCTCTTTTAAAAGCCTGTAAATGAACAAAATAATTAAAGGCCAATCCATGCCCTCAAGTGCTTTTTGAAACCCAATAGCGTCGCCGTAGGTTGCTTTAATGAACGCTCCATCGGCAAGCGTTGGCAGTCTTAACTCGTAAGTTTTGCCGGTTGAATTTAAACTGAATGTTTTACCCTCTGAAAAAAAATCTTCTAATTCCATGCAATTAGTATTGACCAATCTTTTTTTAAATTCTACTAAAGATAAATAACCGTACACAAAAATGGAGAGCAAATGGGAAGACCTAAAAAAATAGATTCAAAATGCAAAACCATAACCTTTAGATTGACAGAAAAAGACTACAACAAAATCAAGGGCATTGCATCGCTCTACTCAAAAGAAGGCGTTTCTGACTTTGTAAGAATGTTGGTCTTAGAAACTTATCAAAAACTAAGCGTTCAAGAAAAACACCTACAGTAAAGGCAAAAATAAAAGCAAAAATAAAAAACAAAAGAAAATAAAAATCCCCCCTTGTTACGGGGGGGATAAAAAAGAACCTGTCTTTTTAAATTACGCCGGAGTCACATGTCGTATTTTTAGAAGTGCGTCCTGCTCCGCATCGTAAAAGCATTTTGCTTTTATTTCGCTCTCAGAGAAGGCGTTTTCTTCAAAGCCAAGGGGTAAACCTACTCCCTTAACTCGCAAGGCATCAATTTCAATCATTTCGCCTGAGCCTCGTTTTTGGCCCATAACGATTGCACCAAACTCTGGGAAAACAGAGTCAGAGCTTGAGCCGATTGTCACAGTCATTGACTTACTATTAACAGGTCTTACTTCGAATGTAGCTGTATCACCGCTTGTCATTCCGATTGTTCCAGAACCGCCGTTAATGCTCAAACCGAAGTTTGGAATTGCGGTGGGAGTTGATGCGGTTACAGTCAATGCGCTTGCTGTAATTTTCAAACCGTCGTTTTGGTAGGTTCCATTTGAACCCCTAGCAAGGTCAGCATCACTTGAAAAGTAAACGTCAACGGTTGTGGCACTTGCTGCCTTGATTACATATTTTCCAAATTTTAGATCGGCGGCGGTTCCAACTGTCAAACTGGAAGTGATACCAGTTGTTGCGCTCATTACGCTTGTGCCTTTTTTATTTGCAACTGCGCTTGCATTTCCTGATGCCTCTGCGCTGTTTGATGTTGGAGCTTTTCCTAAAAATAGTTCAAAAACGAAATCAGGATATTCCCTAATTTTCAAACTCATTTCTGCGTCAATCTTTGCGTCCTCGATTGCCCATGCGTACTTAGAAGAACCGCCCATAAGTTCAACTAATTCACCCGACAAACTCAAAGATGAACCGCCTAAAACTTTTAGGGTTCCGTAAAATAAACCATCGGTGCGCGAATAAGGGCTGACCGAGTGGATTCCGAACAATGCTCTAGGTTGCGATAATGCCATATATTTCCCCTTTGTTAAAAAATTACAATTTCTAATTCTATCCCAACCGCCCTAAAGTTTTCGCTTGTATCTGCTAACTTTAGAGATATTGGAACCAAACTACTTACCTTTACTTTAAACGAATCCGAAGCAATGTCAGAATATTTTTCTGTGACTACCTCTTCCAATGCCCTCGAATACCTTAAAAGCCTTTTACCTAACTTTGTGTCCTCTGCTAAATCTGCCATAATTATTGCAACCACTACAACATAACGCTTTTTTGTTGCTGGCCCAATACCCTGACTCTCGATGTCCTGAATTCCATAATAGATAAATGGATCAAAATTGCTTACAGTTTCGTCCATTGTCTGAAAAAAGTAAGCGTCGGATTCTATTTGAGCTAGAGTCAACCCGTCGTTTTTGATCGAGTTAATGCTAGAAATCTTTGCGTTTAGATTTGCTTTTAAAAAAACTGCTAAATCGTCTGTAAATGTCTCTATATCATAAGTCATGCGTCACCATTGATCGGCCTTGACGATGCCATAATATGATTTTGTAAATACTGAGTCCAGCGTTGAAGCCTTCCAACAATGTCATTCTCCGCACTAAACGCACTTTCGGGCCCAATAAAAACCATTTTTCTTTGTGGCAAAACTTTCCTTGGAGCATCGGATTGATGAAATATCGCATAAGGGATTGCCGTCCCTAAAACCAAAGTTTTTTTGTTAATAATTTGATGAACGGCAAAGAAATCGGTTGGATTAAGCAAAGATTTTTCCAAATCCCCCTCTGCTCTAAAAATTGGATACACAAAGCCGTATTGCCTAAGCTTTTTCTTTTTTGTGCTGTCTTTTAAATCAGGATATTGTCCTTCCGATTTTAAATTAAAAATTGCTTTGTTGCTTCTAAACCAATCTTTTGTGATTTCAATTAAAGGGATTGTCAAATCTCCGGTAGCTTCATAGGCTTTTTTTAAAGCCTTTGCAAACCTTCGGTCATTGTCAACGCTGTAAGATGAAAAACCGCCAGAGTCTACCATTGGTCAACGCCTTTTTTAAAAGTAAACTCTAAGCCTTCGTCAACCGCAAAACTTTTTACTCCGTCAGCACTTGAGATTAAAGGCGCATCAATTAAAGAAGATTTGCCTTTTGATAATTCTTTAAGCTCGTCTTTTGCCATTTTAATTAAGTCAGTTTCAGCGCCTTGGTCGCCAATATCTTGACCTGTTTTTACTTTTAAAATTGCTTTAATGCGTCCGGTTACTAGCCAAATTGATAGACGTTTAACTATTTTGAGCGCCTCGGTTCCAGTTACAGGAACGGTAAACTTGTTTGCAAGTTGGCTATTTATAAATGCGTCAGCCTGAGAAATAAACTCTGTCACGTCGTCTGATGTCACACTAGAAGTCGCAGAAAAGGTGATATTCTTGAATTCTTTTGTCACGTCAGATGTTGTGCAATAGGCCATTTTTTGCTTTCTTTACTTTTCTTTTTTTAGCTTCTTGTTTCATTTCTTGAAACTCTGAAACTTCACTATTTAAGATTTTTTCTATTGCTCCCGCTTCGATCAACTCTTGAACTAGGTTCTCAGGGCAAGGGAACAAGTCCCCTGCCCTAAGAATTTGTCCGTTTATCCGTAAATCAGACAAGCACCTAAACATTTTTAAAAGCACCTAAAATTCTGGAAGAAATACAAAACAAAGTCTGCAATTCCGTCCATTGCGCCGTTGAAGTCCGCGGTGTTGCTAGATAGTCGGTTCACGCTCGATGCAATACTTGGTGCTGTCCCTTCTTTTGCTCCATCTTTTAAAGAGAAAAGAATATCACCAGCATTATCCATGCAACGCTTGATTCCGATTTTCTCGCCAATTCCAACTGACCATGTAGCAGCGAATCCGCCGCTTTCACAGCTTGCAGGAAAAGTCACAGAGGTAACAGTTTTGAAAGCGTCCGCCCCTACAATTTTTCCGGTTTGGTTTGCAGAAAATGCGAATACCTCAGAGATTGAAGCCCCTGAAATATCTGTTCCTGCAACCACGATGCTGCAAGCCTCGATATCGCCAGTTGTTCCGCCTGGCGTGATTTCAATATTTCTTGGCAAATCAGGCTGATTGCTAAAAGAAGAAACGACTACCTGTGCGGCACTTGTAGCTCCAGCGTGTCCAGACAAAAGTCTGGTAGAGCTAGAGGCCAAAAGATTGTCGAAACTTTGCTTTTCAACCATTTGCTGACTTGGAAATTTAACATCACGGCGGTTAATAGCAACGGGAATTGCTTGAGCAAATTCAACCCCAATTAAAACAAATGCAATTATTAGAAACTTCATTTGTCCCCCTTAAGCAATCGCGTTCTTAACTAAGTAAGCTGCGCCTGCATTGCTGATTAAAAAGTCATAGCTATCATCAACCAAGATTCCTGTGGAATTTGGTGGATTAGCAATATCATATTTGAAAACTCGTCGCTGTGCTTGACCTTCCATTGCTACTCTATAACCTAATGATACTTGATAAGGTGCAGCAGAACTTGGTGCATAACCAAGAACGATATGCTTGCCCCATACAGCAGAGATTGAGCTTGCTTGACCTTCTTTTGCTGATTCTTTTACGGCTTTAGCAATCATCAATTTTTCAACGCCTAGTGCCTTGGCTAATTCACTTTCTGAT